TGGTTATTTACTGCTCCAGTATTATATTGTACTAATCCCATAACAGGTTCTGCAGAATAGAAATATATTTGTGTAGCAGGCGACGCTGCAATATCGATAACATAATTACCAGTAGCTATATCATATGTAGCTACTTCAACACTACCATCAGAACGTAACAAATTGCCTATTCCAGCAGCATGTTGTACTACAAATGTAACATTGGCAACTGAGAACATTTGTCCTTGATGGTACTTAGATCCTGGGACTGTACCAGCTGCATGACCTGCTCCATTAGTAATACCAATACCTGCACCTCCTACCAAAGCAATAGCTAGACGTGAATATAGAGGACGCTGCATTTTTGTTGCAGTTATACCTGTTAAACTGCTGCCAAATCTTCTACGTAATCTGCCACGCCATACATAAGCATTCTTGAGTGTTGCAAAAGCATCATCCATTATTTGCCATGGTGGAACATTCTGTTGGAGTCCTGTTTCTGGTGGTGCTATTAAGAACCTGTCCATACTCGCTCCTTAATGTCCTATGGCTAACCAATAGAAATAAGCATTTTGATAGGCTGTACCAGCATAATTTGTTGTTTTAACTTTTAATTGTGTAGCAGATAATGATTCAACTGAAGCATGAAATAGTTGTGGAAAATTAGGATCCATAACACTAACCAATGCAGTACATTGTCCACCAGCACTGAAAGCACTTGTAAAAATAATGGTAGTTGTTCCAACATTTGAACCTTGAGTTCTACCAAATTTTAAAATTAATCCACAAGGCAATGTAACTGATCCTTGGCCTGCACTACCATTAACTATGGAATTAGTTAATGTAGTAATATCAAAATTAATTCCATTATTTCTTAATAACATCGCAGCGCCAGTAGCATATATTCCAAAGTTTGTTGCAGGCACTGCACCCGTCCCAGTAAATGATATTTTATTATGTTGCCCTTCAGTAACAGCATTAAAAGAACCATGATCTACTGATAAAGCAGTAGCAATCTCAACAAAGTTAGCCAAGATAATAGGTTGATCTTGTGAAGGTATTGTAAATGACTGTGGAATATTTTGATTATATGGCATATTATTCTCCTTTAAATATTACCTGAACCCCATCCGAAACCACCACTCGTTAGGCCGCCCGTCTGTTCAGTATAAATTGTTCCAGTCCTCTCATTGGTGTATTGGACTAGTGTCTTTCTTAATACCAACCTCTCTTGAGTTTTAAATTCAGGCATTATCTGTTGAACAGATTCAGTATCCATACGATCTTCGAATACCTTCTTTGATGCACCATAGGCAATATATTGCCACCATTGGTTAATATCTGGATTCTGTGTTGGTGCTGCCGATAAGAATTCAGTAGGTACAATATAGGCCTCTAAATTGACTCTGTATGATTGATCAGGAACAGGTCGTAGAACGAACTTATCATCATAATAAAGTACAGCCTGGGGCAACGCTGCTTGATAGGGAATAGTTTCTGCGTTGATTGCTACACCAGCAGCAGGAGCTGTATCGAATGTAACATCATAGGTACCTGTAAGATAATTGATAGTATTAACACCTGCAGCAATATCACCCTCTAGATTCCCAAAAGCTGTTGTAACAGGTACATCATTAACGCAAATGCGAGCACCATCAGCACCCACAGAACTAAATAATACATTGTTTTGTAAGATATGCGGCCCCGTTAAAGGAGCAGTTGTAGATTGTCCGAATGGTAACGTTCCAGCAAAATTAGTAGTAATACCGTCACCTTGTCCTATCTGTTGGATACTGTTAACGAGAGGATAGATACCATAGAACTGTTCTCTCGATTGGCTATAGAACTGTTGATATCCAGCAATATAGCAAGGTTCATGTATTGATACATATTTGTTTTTAAAGTTATACAGAGGATTGGTAGGATCAGCAGTATTAGTATCATAGGTATCTATAAAAGGCTCAGTATAGAAGGTAATAGTAGTTCTAAGATCAAACAATCTTATATGTTGAGGCATATCATAGATAACAAACGTATTAATATACTGGTCAATATCATCATCGGTAAGTTGTGCAGTAGATGGCGAACGCGTCAATCTACGTATTTTTGTTCGTATAGTTGCTAAATCTGAGGTCATAATAGCTCCTTAGGGCAAAATGTTATTCGGCGTAACATCTCGAACGGCCTGATACACTATTGAAGCATCTTCTGCCATTGGGACTGCCTGTGCTAATGTTGAGACTAGCAGTGCACTAGGAACTACAAAAGGATCAAATGAAGTTGTGTCAATCTCTATAGAAAAACTCGTAGAATCTATGCGTATTATAGGCCCAAATAATTTATCAGCCTGGACCATTCCATATTCTTGGGGTATATCTAAACGAACGATGAGTCCTGTTTGATAGTTATGATTAATATCAGTAGTAACTACAGCAGGAAAGCCATTGGTAATGGCGGTGATAACACGCATAGCAGGTTGAAACTGAGGATATGGTATATCAGGAATCAAAGGAAATGCCATTAGAGCACCTCAGTCACTTCTATGATACCGTCAGAACCAGTGGCGTCTATATCTGAGATATCTACAAACTCAAGACTCTGGAACCCATAACGAGCTACTTTTTTACCGACATGCTGGCTTGTAGTACCATCTTCATTAACTTTATAGGCATGAATAGGATAACGTCCTGATTTATTGAGATGTCGTGCTACTCCAAGTGGTATTGAATATACTTGTCCATCCTGTAAATCGAATCGCTCTACATCATCTTCTTTATACGCTTTATATACAAAACTCAACATAGCACCTGGACATTCATAGAACCTGAATATGCCGCGTACTTTTTCACGATCTTTATCATGCTGATACTTGAGATTAACTTTTTTAGTTTCTTTTTTTTCAGTAGATTCTGCCATAATTACTCCTTTATATCTATGGAGGTGCCGAAGCACCCCCATAGACGAGCCTTAGAGATTGAACGAAGTTGTAGCGCGCCAATAAATAACATCGTTATTAGAACCTGCAGGACTTGTATCCCCTGCGCCTAATACGATACCGATATAACCAGTGTTAATGGTTGCATCAGTCAAGATATCTACTGGTGGAACAGCTGCTAGTGCTGTAGCAGTATTTTCACCAACAGGTACTATTTGTGGCAATGTATGTGCACTAGCTGATGCAACGGCAGTTATCGGCCATGCAAAAGCAGTGAATCCTGTCGTATCAATATCAACAGTAATCGAGTTAGTAGTTGTATCAATAGCCACAATATTTCCACTAAGACCTTCTAATTCTACCATGCCATACATAGCTGGGACATGGAACCGAATCTGTTGTCCTACTTGAAGATTGTGTGTAACTGTGAGTACTACTACTGCTTGAGCTGCTTGCGATATAGATGCAATGTATCTGTTACGTGGATAATAGAGCGTATCGTTAGGGATAATACGATATTGTCCTGCAGCTGCCGCAGCTACTGTCACTGGAGTATAGCCAATATCAAAGTGTACGCCTGCATTAACGGCTGTAACTGTAAAGTCCATCCCGTTAAATTCAGCTGCACCTGTCATATTAGCTAATCTGACAATGCTTCCTACAGATAGACCTGTAGTTGTTGCAGTCAGTACTCTATGTGCAACAGTACCGATATCGGTAGTAGCTACAACTGCTCCTGGGGTAGTAACAGAAGAATCTACAAGTGTAAATCCTGGAACACCTAGAGCTGCTGAAGATCTTATATCTACTGCAGTATGAGCAGCATTGCGCAAAGTAACAAAACCGTTGTTAGCAGCAAGTCCTCTTTGCCAATAGTAACTGACACCATGACTATCGTTTTGCGCTGCCATTTCAGTAGCGTTCCATACTTCGATACTATCTAGATCGCCTCGTAAAACGAGGGTCTTAGCAGATCCATTAGACGTGAAAGATCCATTAATTATATTAACCATGTTATCTCCTTAAAATCTCTTGGTTGCACGAAGGTTAATAATCCACAGATCGTTGGTAATGCGCGGTACTTCAGCGAATTTATATCCTACTGAAGCGTTAAGCGCGAGTGGGCCGTCATATATTGGTGGTCTATATATGAAAGATGCGCTGTAACCATCTTGCTCAATGCACGCATATGCCTCCATACCGACACAGAAGATATTAAATACATCTGCACCGTTCGCAGAAGCGACTGGCGTGACTGATCCGATAGATGATACGAGGAAACGGAGATTCCCAACAGCGCCCCACTCTGAACGCAAAGCATTCATTGGAGCAGGATATTGGTTCTTCTGTGTAAACGTATTAACGTTGTTCAAATCAGAAGTTAACTTCGTGCTCGTTAATGCAAAATAAGCATCACGAACTGGAGCTGTACCGAACTTATTTTCACCTTCAATGTTATCCATGATGGTATAAGCATTGTTGGTCAAAAGAGTT